CCAGATCCTTCAATACTTAGTATTATATATTCTGGATTGTATAGAATTATGGGATTCAGACATAATATTGATTCTAATGGATGCTACTCAGAATTCTTTTTACAAAAAGTTATATCAATTAAAAACAGTAAAACAAAAGATCAAACAGAATCAATGGAAATTTTAAAAGAGTCTAACACAAGTTCAATTTCTACTAGATTTCTTACAGTAAAAGATCCAGTAAAAGATCCTAAGTTTAGTACCTCTAGATTTCTTACAGTAAAAGATCCTAATACTAGTTTACAAATGTCGAGAGATATTAGATCTTCTTTGTTAGGTATATCAGATAGGCAAAGATCTACATTACCTTTATTTCATCCTTATTATAAACCGCCACCTCCACCACCACCAAAATTTAATCCATATGCTGATTTTGACACTAGTAGGGGTGTGGATAGTAGAACTCCTCAGTAAAAAAATAATTTATATAAGTAAAAAACCATGACAGATATAGGACCAAAACAAGATCAGCTAGTTTGTTTAGCTGAAGTTAGAGATAGGACTGATGCAGCAAGAACTGGGTCATTCCTAGCTAATATTTATGGATTAGATAATGAACTTTATAGGATTACTTATGTGAGTCCTTATGGGTCTAATGCTGGAGGAGCTTTCATAGCTGTCCCAGAAGTAGGAACTCAGATTTTAGTCGTAAAACCTTATAATACTAACGAATGGTTTTATTTAGGAACGACTTTTAATTTTGAACCTCTTTATAAAAATGGACAAGTTATTAGAGATTCAATTGTATCTCCAGTCGATAGATGTGATCCTACTATGTATAAATCTAGAGGATTTCCAACTCACTATGTATTTAAATCTCCTACAGGTGCTGGAATTAGCATGATTGAGGATGAGAACTCAGATTACATCAAAAAATATACAGAAGTAAAGTCTACTAATAATAAAAAGATTAGATTAGATGACACGCCTAATTTAGATTCTATAATCTTAGATTCTGGAAATGGAGCTAAGATATTATTAACTAATGCACCAGATAATCCAATCAATGGACTTCCAGCACAGTCGGTTCAAGTTCATACTACAGGTCCACAAAAATATATAAACTACGACTCACAAACTGATATTTATGTTGGTGGTGGAGGAAAAGAACTTCAGATACTTAATGCTGCAAATGGTGTTCTAAACGGTACACCTCCAACATATAAGCCTCAATTAGGAGTGCCTCCCCCTTTAAAACCAAGCGGTAATGTAAATATACAAAGCACTTATAGAGATGTTAATGTTTTTACCAAAGCTCCTAATGGTAGAATTTTTATCGAGTGTCTTAACGCTGCTGGTGTAAATCAACAGATAGTTATTGAAACTAACGGAGCTGGTGGAGGAATAACTATTAAAACAAATGGAACAGTAATGGTTGATGCTTTACAAGGCGTAGATATAAATACTGCTGGAAATATAAATATGCAGTGCGCTCAGTTTAATCTTACCTGTGCTGATATGAACGCTAAAGCTGGTGTTATTAATCTTGATGGTGGTATAGTTAATCTTGCACCCGAACCACCAATAATACCTGTGATTCCACAAGTTCCTTCAACCGCACCTATTCTTAAACATGATAGCGATTATGGAAATATTGGTATAAATACTTTTGATCTTATATAGAGGTAAATATGGCATCATTCGATCTTGAAACTTTTGCAAAAGCACAGGGACAAACTGGCACTAATTTTATAAATGCTGCTGGAATGGCGTTTGGAGTTCCAAGCTGTATGCTAGGTCTTGGAGCAGCCGCGTTATCACTTCTTCCAACTCCTGTATTAGCTCAAATAAATATTGCTGCTCAACAAGGAAAGGCTAAGGCTAACGAAGTTATTGCTGAAATTTTTAGAAAGTTAACTTTGAATACAGGAATAATTGAATTTGATACTGAGACAGGTACTTTTAAATTCAAATCAATTATATCTTGGATGAATCTAGATGCCGATGGGCTTCAGGCATTATCTGATCTAGGAGGTATTATTGGTGCTATGCAATATGCTGCTTCGTTTGGAGCACAGTTATATCAGAACTATCAAAACGTAGTTAATGAATTTAATGCCATAGCAAACTGTTTAAATACGTTTAAAACCATGAAACAGTATGAAAGGGGTAATTCAGCCTCCACTAGAACCACTCCTCTTGATGATTCTACCTTTGCTGCTACAAGGGCAGAGCTTAGATACGCTACCGACTTTGTTGTTCAATGTGATAGGCTCATTAACGATATTAGCAATATTCTATTAGAAAGAGAATCTAATCCTAATCTTGAACCTACAATTAATGATTGTAGAGAATTTGATAAGTTTTTATCAGGAACCACATTCTGTAGAGCACCTGTAGAAGATCCAGAAGTTGGAATGGATGATGGAGTATTTAGATTAACTTATGGACCTCCAGTATCCTTAGATGGTCAATATATTTTAACAAACGATGGTTTATATTACGATTCAAGAAACGGAGGTATTGATGTAGCTTTTGCTGCTATTTCTGGTATAGTTCCATTAGGAGATCAATGGAAGTATAATTATGATCCAAACTTAGGTGGAAAAGGTCAGACAGTATCTTTAGATTCATTAAACAAATATAAAGATAATCTTTTTGATCCAGACATTATAGATGACAGTAATGGATTACAACTCTATTATGATGCCGATGATTTCTTAATAACTTTAAGGCAACAAAGGGACAAGCACATTTATGATCTATCTTCAGACCTTCAAAGATTTATAAATAATGGAGAAGGACAATCTGTAATAACAAATCAAAGACAATTAATAATATCTGAAATAGCAAATCATAATAGTAAAATAAATAGAAGAAAGAAACAAATTGAAGTAGCAGTTAAAGCTCCTCAAATTTATGGCGGGCAGACTAGTCCTATGTTTGCACCAGGAAAAATTCCTATTAATGATTTTTCCTATTTAGCAAATAGTAATCTTTCTGTTGATTTAGAAAAGCAAAAGGCTTTAGTTTTTAAACAAGGTGATGTTAATGGAATAATTCTTCCAATAGTTCCTAAGTTTGTTGATTCTTCAACAAAAGCTCCATCGCTAAGAGTTGATCACTTAAAAGTTCCAATAGTAGGAAAAGGAGCTATTCTATATACTCCATCATCAACTAACGCAGGAACACTTCTATCTCTTACTGATCAGTTAGTCACAAATGGATTATTTGCAAGTTACAATTTCTTGCAAGCTGATATAGTTCTTCCATCATCTATAGATTTTAACATACTAAACGATGCTACAGAAGGTCCAGTAAATAACTGTCAACTTGTTGCACCTTCTAAGAGATCTGTATTCTTCTCTGGACTAGGTATACCATATCTTGAGGGTATTGTAAAGAACAAGAGTTCCGATCCTGCTGGAGCATCAGGTCTAGGTAGCTTTGTTAGATTACCTGACACTACAGAATTTAGAGATCTTATGTATTCAAGAAGTGGATTTACGATTGAATGCTGGGTTCATGTTCCAAACATAACAAATGCAGGTGTTGGGTGGTTAAGTTCTACTACATCGTCTTTAACTAAAGTATTGCTTGGATGTGAAAACGTAGGAATAGCTTCTGGTTATTTAAACGTAGATTATACAGGACAAACCAGAGATCTAGATTACTTACCTAATGATCGAGGTGAACAATTAGTAAGAGGGGTTCTGTGTGGATTTACTAGAGATAGAAGAATCACAAGGGATAATACAGGATTTAGTAATTCAAATAGTTTGAATGATCCTGCTTCATCTTTAAGTTTCTTTATTGCACCTACTCAATCCAGAGACGCTTCATCCTTGTCTTGGATTAATAATGATGATTGCCAAAACTATCCAACCTTCTATAAGATGAAAGTAGATTTATCTTCAACTATTCTTGGAAGTGTATCGTCTCAATTTGTTTTAATTGACATAACTTGTGAACCTGAAACTGATACTATTAAGATATATGGTGATGGAAATCTGTTGGCTACATCATCAATTTCAAATGTATTCGGAGTTCCTTATAAGTCTTCTCCTAATCTTCCTACATTTAAGAAAGATAATAGTTTTGAATATTCTAATACTACTGTCGATGGGCCTACGATATTAAAAGAAGGTCCTTTACTAAATACTTTCTATACTCCTTGGATTGTTGGTGGGGGTTACACAGACGGTATGTATCAATACGGTAATTTTATGGGTGGAGGAGCTAGGGGAGGAGTCGTAAGCGGTCTTCGAGGACACATAGGAAGCTTAAAATTCTATTCAAGACCTCTAGATAATTCTGAAGTTTCTACTAACTTTAATGCCCAGAAAGGGTTCTTCAAGAACATTAGAACATAATGGCTGCTAATTTAACTACAAATGTTTATGGCACAATACAAACAGACTATATTTTAGAGTCTCCAAAAGTACATAAACAAGACATCTATGGATTTGAGTTCCCTGCTGGAGCTAATCCAAATTCTTATTTCCGTAAAAAAACGGGTATAGAGTTAATTAAGGGAGCAGTAAAGCAACTTCTTTTAACCGAAAGAGGAGAAAGAGTTATGCTTCCTAATTATGGGTGTAATTTAAAAAAATACTTATTTCAACCACTTGACGAAACAACTTTTGAAGAGATAAAAAACGATATAGTTTTATCTTTTAATAAATATATAGTCGGAGCTAAACTAGCTAAAGTAGCTGTTTTCCCAACAGGAGATTTTGGACCTATGGGAGGAAACTCCTTACAGGTAGTTTTAAGTTTAAAGTTAGACTCAGATTCCTTAAAAATTTTTGATGTAGAGGTTAATATACAATGAATTTCTCTGGAGGTATATCTTCTGATTTCATGAAGTTGGCTGAAATCCCAATTCAGAAAAGACCAACTTTAATTAATTTTTCTAATAACGATTTTTTATCCCTAAGAAATTCGCTAATTCAATATGCTAGAACTGTATATCCAAACGATTATCAATACTTTACTGAATCCGACTTTGGAATGATGCTTATAGAGCTTGTTGCTTACATGGGTTCTGTTATGTCCATGAAAGCAGATATGTTGGCTAATGAAAACTTTCTAGCAACTGCCAGACAACGATCAAGCGTTAAAAAACTTTTAGAACTTATTGGAGTTAGAATGAAAGGACCTCTTTCAGCCGCTGCTCAAGCTCAATTAAGTATTGTTCAATCACTAACTGGTTATACAGCAGGAGAAACTGTTACAATTCAACCCTCTCAAAGAGTTATAACAATAACATCTCCAGAGGATGGAGTTACAATATCTTATACACTATATAAGATTGTTAATGGTTTAGTAGATACTATAAATTCTAACGGAAATATTCTTCTATATCCAGAAGCTGAAGGTTTAGGAGGTAGAAAAGCCATATTTCAAAATTTAGTTTTACAGGAAGGTGCTTTAGTTTCTGAATCAGGAGATTTTACTGCAACTGAATCAGTTAAAAGCATAAAATTATCTAATGGTCCTGTAGTTGATGGAAGTGTCCAAGTATTCGTAACCGATCCAGATAAAACTACAGCTAATGGTGCGTATACAGAAGTTCAAAATATTTATTTCGCTTCTGGTGGAAGTGATAGAATATTCCAAGTTGAATATGATGATAATTATAATGCTACAGTAATATTTGGAGATGGTGCGGTAGGAGTAAGTCCAAGCAATAGCTCTACCTTTTTAGTTCAATATAGAGTTGGTGGTGGAACAAGAGGAAATCTAGAAAAAAATGTAATATCGACTTCAATGAGTCCAATAGGAAGGACTGGAGCCACTTTAAATGCAACTCTTATTAATTCTTCAAAAGCTACAGGAGGTACTAATGCAGAAACTATACAGCACGCTAAGAAATATGCTCCTTTAACTTTTAGAAGACAAGATAGAGTAGTTACTTTAGAAGATTATTCTGTTTTTGCAAATTCATTTATAAGTAACTACGGAACAGTAGGTAAGGCTACAGCAGCCGTAAGAAAAGCATACTCTTCTGCAAACATAATAGATATTTATGTTCTAGAAAAAGCTTCTGATATACAACTACAGAAAGCGACTACTAACTTTAAAACACAGTTATTAAATGCTATAAACTTGAAGAAGATGGCTACTGACGATGTGGTTATAGCTGATGGACTAATCAGAACTTTAGATTTAGTTGTAACAATTAAAATTGATAAAGATTTAAAAAATAAAGAAAATGAAATAACCAGTAAAGTTAGAGATACTATTTTAGATTACATGAATGCCGATAATAGAAATTTCGGAGAAGCCTTATCAATAGCTGAGTTAAACAGACAGATATTTGAGATAGATGAGGTTAGATTTTCTACAATAGACAATTTAGATCAAGACGTTCCATTGGATTTCAATGAAATTATTC